CGTGAGCAAGATTTCACGGTTCCGCGTTGATTGGTTGTTAGGTGGTTGATTGTTAGGTGGTTGGTGGTAAGTGAGAGGTGGTAGGTGTTTGGTTGCTGTGTGTAAGGTGTGTGTGTAAGGTGCTGGGAGGTAAGAATGGTGGTAGTAGGTGTTTGGTTGCTAAGTGTAAGGTAAGGGGGTATGTCTTAGAGTGTGTGGTAGTTGGTGGTGGGTACCCATGACAGAATTTTTTTACAAAAGGCCCTTGCACCTGGCAGTGTAGGCGCTATACATGTCACATTAGCTTTACTTACAATCACTGTAATTTTTCACAATTGATGTAAATTTACAGGTTCTGTTATTAAAAACAGGTTCTGTGAATTTTACATTCTTTCTCTTGTTTCTTTGTTACGTTACAACAAAAATAACAACTACGTACTGTATGGTACTACGTTGTTATTTTTGTAACATGAGTGTATTGTTACAATTGTTACATGTAACAACACCTGCGCGAGGCAAAAGATGGCATTAGAAGACTGTACTCATCATTGGGTATTGGAGCCGCCTGCCGGTCAGTGGTCTAAGGCTATCTGTAGAAATTGCCGGATTCAAAGTAGATTCCCTAATTCCCTGGAGACGGCTGTGGACGCTAATCGCCTCTATAAAAAGAGGGCCAGAAGTTAGTCCAGTTTCCGGCCCTCAAGAAGTCCATGACACTAAACGCCATAAGTTGGTTTCAGACGTACGGATGAAATTTGACCCTGCAATTTTTTTGTGGAGGTGCGGGGAGGAGGTTGCCGGCCCCCTACCAACTCCGTGTGTCAGCTTGATTATACACAAGTCTCCGTGTATATTCTTCTAATGGTAGGAGGATTAGCTTGATTTCAAGAGTTAGACCCCAGGTTTTATGTGCAATTATTATTCTTGGCACTATAGCTATAATTGGAATCTTTAAGGGGATGTCAGAGATAAGCGGTGTAGCCAGCGCAGGTATCATTGCGCTTGCAAAGGACGTGATAACAACAGACGTTTAACCGGGAGGTACTGTGAAAATCAAACTCGCAATAGCCGGGTTGGGCCTCGTGGTGATTGGAATAGGTGCGGTTATCAGGTATAAAAATTTTAAATACTGGGATAACTACCCGATTCCGTGGGACAGGCGTACGGTAGGAGAATAATATGGGCAGACACCCAGGGGTATCCGAAGGAAACCCAAGCCAGGATACAATCGACAGGCAGGAAAGATTCCTCAAAGCTTTTGAATCCCTTGGGATAATCTCAAAGGCTGCCAAAGTCGCAAAAGTATCCGCAGCCACCGTGCAGTCCTGGCGCAAGAACGATATCCTTTTCCTTGAGCAGATGAACGCGGCACGGCAGGTACATAACGACCACCTTGAAGGAGTTCTGTTCGACCTGATATCTGAAATGCATGTGAACAAGGACTACAAGGCTAATCCTACGCTGCTGATATTTGCCCTTAACGGTGCCAACCCTGAGAAATATAAAGGGATTAATTCCGCATCAAGCGATGCCAAGGACGTTCTTTCAGAGTTCAGAAAAGCCATGCGTGAATCCAAGGATTTGCCACCAACAGCAAGAAAGATGGACCCGGAAGAGGTGCAGGAAAAGTCTGCCGTTCAGCAGGCTAGCGATATTCTCAAGAGTAAATTCGGGTCTTTAAATGACACAGACACGTGAACCCGGTGTAGTAGATTACATATACAGTAAAGTTGGGTTTGAGCCTACCAATGCCCAGATGCCCATACTCGATTCAGATAAAAGATTTATCCTCGTAGCCGGAGGTGAGCAGGCAGGCAAGTCCATGATTGCCTCAAAGTTCCTCCTCGCAAGATTCCTTGAGATAAATGAACCTGGTCTTTACTGGCTTGTCGCAGCTGACTACGAAAGAACCAGGGCAGAGTTTGAATACCTCGTGGATGACTTTGCAAAACTGGGAGTACTATCCGAATCCTCAAAGAGGGTGGACCCCGGAAGAATAGTTCTTGCAGACGGTACCAGGATAGAAACCAAGTCAGCCAAAGACCCGCGAACTTTAGCCATGCGGGCGCCCAATGGAATCATCGGGTGTGAGGCATCACAGCTCGACCTTGAAACTTTCTACAGGATGCGTGGCAGGTGTGCGCCAAAACGAGGGTGGATGTTCCTGTCAGGAACCTTTGAAGGTTCGCTTGGGTGGTATCCGCAGATGCATACAGCCTGGTCCATACACACGGAAGACGAGGCAAGCTTCTCGCTGCCAAGCTATACGAATAAATTCCTGTATCCCGGTGGTATAGATGACCCCGAAATACAGAGACTTAAAAGAGATTCAAGTGATGACTTCTTCCTTGAAAGAATAGAGGGAATTCCGTCACCGCCAGAGGGCCTTGTGTTCCCTGAGTTCAGGCCCAATCTGCACGTTGATAAAGTTGACTGGGATATCGGTACCCCAATCCACCTGTGGATGGACCCCGGCTATGCAGGTGCCTACTCGATTGTGGCTGTTCAGATACACGATGACGTGATTCATGTCATAGATGAGGTCTATGAGAAAGGTCTCGTTACTGAAGAGATGATTCAGATTTGCCAGCAGAAACCCTGGTGGAAGGATGTGCAGTACGGAGTTATAGATGTCGCAGGGTATCAGCACCAGGCTATGGCAGCACCGGCTGAGATATGGATGAAACGCACAGGTCTCTATATGAGTTCCCAGAAAGTTATGATTAATGACGGAACTGAAAGACTTAAAAGCTTTCTGAAACCTGACCCTGTTAGCGGAAGGCCCAAGATAATAATAGACTCCAGCTGCACAGGACTGCTGTCAGAGTTCGGCGCGGCCCCGAATCCGTTTGACGGACAGACAAGAGCCTACAGGTGGAAGACTGACAGGGACGGAAATATTGTGGGAAACACACCGGAAGACAAAAATAATCATGGTGTAAAAGCATTGATTTACGGTATAGTTGACAATTATGGTTATGCCTATGTACAGGGGCATGACGCTATTAAGGTTAAAAGGTGGTAGTTTTGGCAAGAAAAAAACCTACTGATATAATCGAAATGGTCGAAGGACACCACTCTGCAACTTATCCCCTGCGTGACCGCATGGAACAGGACCACAAGCTTTACCGCCTGGAGTCTTACGATGCCGGTGACGGATACCGCAGTTACACTTCCAACGAACCACAGGTAATGGCAGACAAGATTGTCAGCTGGCTTACATCCGCTGAGATGGTGGTGAGGATTCCCTTTAACGGAAACGAAAGGGACCAGAGGGATAACAACAACCAGAAAGAAAGATTCCTTACAGGAATTCTCCGTGCGGCAGACGATAACCTTACCATGCGTATGCTTCCGGCTCTGCGTGACCAGCTTGCATGGTACACAACCGTGCGTGGCTGGTATGCCGGAAGAGCCTTGTTGGTCAAGAATGATAAGGGCGAAACAAAGGTGGATATAACACCGTGGGACCCTTTGAATACCTACTGGGGTGAAGGCCCGGACGGTCTTGAATGGGCATGCTACAAGCTGAGAAAATCTCCGGCTGATATTCGGAGACAGTACGGTATCCGCAGCCTGGGTGTAGAAGAGGACAGGGATGAAAGTGTCTGTGTTTATGACTTCTATGACAGGGAAGATAACTACGTTGTCATGGAAGACAGGATTCTTAAAAAACGTACCGCTCATGGTTACGATGGTGTCCCATGCTTTGTGGGAATGGTGGGTGCCGCTCCGCTGATTCAGTCAGACGAGGTAGGCTCAGATGCCGTGGCTGACTACGGTGAATCAGTGTTCAAGCACAACCGTGAGAACTTTGAAAACAATAACTTTATGATGTCCACGATGCTTGAACTGACCGCAAGGTCACGAAAGCAGGGACTCAAAGTAACGTCAAGAGACGGCAGCAAGACCCTCGATGAAGACCCATACAAGGAAGGGACAGAGATAGCCCTTGCGCAGGGTGAGGAGATTGAACCCCTGGGAATGCTTGAGATGGCAAAAGAGTCAGGAGCATTCATGGGACTTGTATCATCCGAGGTTCAGAGAGGCGGTCTGCCCTATTCTATTTATGGGGAATTACAGTTCCAGCTGTCAGGGTATGCAATCAATACCCTGCGCCAGGGAATTGAAACAGTTCTTGCCCCGCGGATACAGTCGCTTGAAAAAGCATACCGCTCAATATTTACTATTGTAAGTGAGCAGTATGCAAGCGGTAGATTCAAGGCTATGGAAGTGTCAGGTCGTGACCGTGACAGGATGTATTTCTCAGATGAAATCAGTCCTGAAATAGTCAAGAGTGGCGGTGACCCTGAAGTGTCTATCGTAAGCCAGTTGCCACAGGACGATATGTCCAAGATGACTATGGCTCAGATAGCACGAGAGGGAGAGACACCGTTGCTGCCTGACATATTTATAAGAGATATGATTCTCGGTCTGCAGGATGCTGACCAGTTGGATGATGTTATCAAGGAACAGATTGCTGAGAAGGCTCTGCCTGAAGCAAGTCTCTGGTCACTGCTCGCATCTCTGGAAAACAGGGGAAGAGGTGACCTTGCACAGTTCTACTACGGTGAGCTGATGCGCCTGATGATGGAGAAGGTAGCAGCTACCAAGATGGCTATGACAACAGGATTTACAGGCGGAGGCCCCGGTGGGCCACCACCACCGCCACCAGGACCAGGCGGACCGCCACTTCCGGGTGGACCTCCCGGGCTGCCACCTGAAGTTATGCCTAATGCCGCTATGGGTGTGCCGCCGGTGACACCGCAGGGAGGACCGGTAGCCATGCCGCCTGGTTCCCCAAGACCAGGGGCAATAGAGAATGATGAAGAACAAATGAGAAGAATGGGATTAGTCCCACCAAGGCAGGGTTAATATGGCAGCATTTGGTAAAACACCATTAACTAGAGCAGTATCAGACTTTGCCGGAAGGTTTAATGTAAACCTTCAGGAAGAGATGGGAAATATTTATGCCACGCCTGAACAGCAGGCACAGATGTCTGCAAGGCAGGAAGCTGAAGATAACCAGTACAAGCAGGCAAGAGAGAAGCTTATGGTAGATATGATTCGTGCCGATACAGGCATGGATGGTACTGGCAGTGAGGCGCTTGCAAAGATGATGCCCACTCCTGATAGACCTACACCAATAACACCTACGCCACCACCACCGGGACCGTTGCCGCCACCATTCGGTATGGGTATAGACCAGCCGATGGCACTTGGCAATCTTGGTAGGGAATTCGCTGGTTTCCTGAAAGATTTAGGCGGTAATGCTATGGGCGGTCTGGAAGATTTTAACCAGTTTTTAGTAGGAGATGTGGGATGGGGTAGGACGTTTGGTGAAGGTCTACAGGAGCTGAGTGGCGGTTTGGGTGAAATTAAGAGCGGTCTGGGGGGTGCTGCTGACTGGCTTGAAAGAACATCAGTCAATCCAACAAATACATACCCTGGGGGAATGATGGAAGGTATGGCTTTACCAGCAATGACACAGGCTGATGCTAACAGTATGGTTGCTGAAGAAAACTTCCAGGTTTTAGTTGACAGTTATACGCAGTGGGACACGATGACAAAGATAACCATGCTTGCGGAATTTGTAAGAGAAACTTTTACAGCAGAAGGACAGTCAGGTCTTGACCGTGAGATTCCAAGACTTACCGGACTGGTATCTAAATTGGAATCAGATGAAACTGTCCGGAGTTCTTTAACAGACCTTGTTAACGGTGTGGCTGATGAAGTTGTAACAGGTAGAGCAGGGCTGCCTGGTGAAAAAGACCCGTCTCAATATAATCTAGAGACTACTCCTAAATCAGCCGTATCTGACTTGGTTTCAACCGAAGATACTCAAACGGTAAGCGAACACGTTGCATCTGTTACCGAAGATGTGCAAAATAGGGAAGTACTTGAAGCTGTTGCTGAAAACGAAGCATCCCAACCTTATTTAGATGGCAGACCTATGCTGGATTTTCTCTCTGGTACCAACCGGGGCAAACAGCAGATATACGATTATTTTAAATCTGACGAACCCATGTTCAAATTTATGAACCCGAATGCTCAAAGTATTTATAATAACTGGGAACAGGAACTCAGGTCACAGTACAATATAGAAATTTCCAATCCTGCAAGTCCGTGGTTTGGTGGAACTGATATCGGGGGAGGGATTAACAATAACTATAAAGCTTATTTAGAGGCTGCGTTTGACCCGAATAATCGAACGGCATCGCTGTGGGACAGGGCAACATGGGGACAGAAACTTGATAGTATATATCAACAGGCTGGTTACGGACCTGAAGGGGGAATGGTTGATAGTCTGACGAACACTGATAATATTCAGACAACATCTGAGGTAATGGGGCCTATGTTTGAAACTTTTGCACGAGACCCTGAGACAGTTAAGAACTGGATAATACATAAATCCATGAAAGGGGCAAACCCTATCGTGGCAAGGTATGGTCCGGCTGCTGTTAACAAACGGTTGGACAAATGGATTATGGACAATACCAAGATAATAGACATATCAGTAACGGGGCAGCCAGGAACAGCTGATGCTGAAGCCCAGCTCCAGGCAGCAGAACAGCAGGCATCACGGTCACTGTTTAATGAATGGGCAAGAAGAGATTTTAAATGGTTCAAAGACTAAGGATACGCTAACGCAGGGAGATAGCTATGGCAACAGAAACAGTAATAGATGTAAGTAATATTCCTGGTTGGTCTTTTGCTCAAGGAACACCCAACCAACTTTATTTACATGATGGCATTGTATATAGAGTACAAATACAGCAACCCGGTAATCAATTTATCGGAGTAGACCAGAGTGCTTATACCACACAGGCTCAAGCTGTATATGAACAAACAGGTCAATGGCCCAGTGTAGTTGGAGATACGGAAGGGTCTGCTAATTTAGAAGACCCTTCAGGGGGACAAGCAACATTTGGCAACATTGGTAGTGATACTGGTAATAATGCTTTTGGTGCTTACACAGCAGGTGATACAGCCCCTCGTACTATGGCTGACTTTATCCGTGATATAGAAAGTCAGACACGAAAGTCTCGTGGTTATGTGTACGATAGAGCCGCTGATACCAGTGCGTTTAGTAGATTTATGAATCCTTACGCAAGGGCTGTTATAGACAGGCAGTCTGACCCTTTGTCAGCGCAGTATCTTCTTGCGGCAGCACCCACGCAGTTAGGTGGCGCACCTGGTCAGGTAGGGTCATTTCAGGATTTCATATCAGGTGGAACCCCATTGGCTTATGGTGCGGGTGCATATGGAACCAGAACACCCGAACAAATATCGGC